GCGAACTTACCACCTGCTGAGAATAGGTGCTTGTAGAACAGTGGGGGAGCAACAAACCAACGATTCTCTTCTGGAACGCTTTGCTCATCGAGGGCAGAAGCCATAACAAGCATAGTATTCACAGCCAAGTCACCGGGGCTAGAGTTGCCACCAATATCCAAGGCAGAACCAAGCGTACCAATGCCTGAAATTTGAGCAGTGGTTGCACCAGATTCACCGTTTAGACCTGCGTCAGTTGCCATCAGGTCAAGGATATTTGCATCGTACTTACGCTTCAGAGAGTATGCTCCTGAAGAAGTAGCCAATGCTTCGAAGTTTACATGAGAGTGACGCTCTTCGATGTCGTCAATCTTAAATGCAAACGCATTAGCTTGGTCAACAACCATAGTAGTCTGGTCGTCAGCCAAGTCCTGTGGGTTTACCACTGAGCCACGCGTATAGCTGGACACAGTGATAGTCGGTTCTTTAATTATGCGAACCGTATCGCCAAAGTTTTCAATCTCACCCGCGTAGTCGGTATTAGTAATATCTTCTGCAACCGA